GGGGAAAGGAGAAATGATATGCCACTAAGAACGATTGAAGGCGAAGAGAAAGAAAAGATGAAATCACGGATCGTTGAGAGTGGGAAGCTGAGTGAATTGCTTGGGAGTGCTATGCCGGCGAAGGATAAATCAACATTCACAAATATCGAGCCGGAATCGTTGACTATAGAAGATATTGAAAAGAGCAAAAGCCTTATAGCTAATTCAGAAAAAGCTTTTTTAAAATGCTTTTCTGGGATAAGGGTTGTCGAATCCATCCATTTAAAAGGCAATGAATTTGTTGTTTTGGCGAGTAAAGAACTGTGTGAAAAACTGAAAGAACTCGAATAAGCCTATGAATCGTAAAATCACAATCTACCTGATCATACTTTTGTTCGTGATCCCTATATTCATCCTCCCCCCGGAAATGTTCAGCGGATCGATCACATTCATACGGGATTCAAAACACCAGTTCATGCGCGTCGCTGTGGCCCTGCTGTTGCTCTTCTTTCTACCCGGACACTGCCTAAAACTCTTCTACGGCGTCATAGCCTTCCACTCAATAGTATTCTTCGGCCCGGACACAATGTCCGCCTTCTGGTGGATTACGCTGTTCCTGGCGCTGTATAGCATCGTATATCACTTCTGGGATGATCGCTTAACCCCGCACGCAAAGAACACGATCTGTATTGTTCACATCACCATCGGCCTTTTTCTCATAGCGCAATACTTTCACTTCCCAGGGATTCACAAACCTTTCTTCAGCGCTCCGGAAGCAACCTTCTCAAACCCGAATATCACCGGATCCTTCTTCGCGATATCCGGAGCATTTTTCTTCCGCAAGAAATGGAATATCTTCATCCCCTTCAGCTGCTTTTGCCTATATATCGCGACCGCCGAATGCGCAATAATCGCCTATGTTATATGTCTACTTTTATATATTACAAAATACTTAGACGTGAGAGGCTCTAGTCTTCTTTTATTACTGGGGATAGGGTTTATAGTATTTCAAAAAGATACTTCTCAATTATTATTTAGTAAAAGTATAAATGAAAGCGTTCGTGGCCGTCTCTGGAAAAAAACAATAGAATTTCAGTTTATTAAAGAGTTTGAAGTAGAATTTGATTATAAAAAATACACTTCTTTCAAGTCCCCCTGGTATGGTTACGGGCTCAATAATTTTCAGCATTACAGTTTAATTCATGATCTTGGAGGACATAAACCGTCAAAAACATATGCTAAGCATGCACACAACGAATGGCTTCAATCTATATTTGAACTCGGCCCCATATTGTCATTGCCGATTTTTATCTTCCTTTTTCTAATAGCCGTCACAGCCGTAAAAAGAAGAGACCCTATCGGATTATCGATCATAGTCATACTGATCAATGCTGTCGGTCACTTTCCGATACATACCGTTATGGTTTATTATGCCGTTGTTTTAATAGCCGTTTATCATAGGAAGATTTTCATTAAGGAACACAACAAAAAGTATTGGCCAGCAATGACGCAGGAAATGGTAGATGATTGCTGTGATCCTCCGGAAGATAAATACTGGGATAATAAACAAGGCGGTGAATGATGATCTATCTTCCGAAGCATAAATGCAGCTTAACGATAGAGCACAACGCAAACAGGGATTTTTATCAGACGGTAGAACAAAATCTGGATGAGATTCCGGAGGATATGCATCCAGATTTTGAAAGCAAGGAATCAAAGGAAAGATGTATCAAAGAAAATGAAATCTGGACTATTCAATGGTACCCCAGGACGCCAATTAGTTTTGATTATTTGGCGGCTCCGACACTTGAGGAACTTCTCAAATATGCAAAAAAAGTAGAAGATGAAGGATAAATTCTACCGACACAAACAATATTCACAAGTGATCGAGAAACAATCAAAAGTACGCCCTTTTTCCAAGATCAAGTGCCATAAAAAAAGATCTGTGTATATTCTCTATTGCTCCGGCCTTCCTGGTCGGAGCATATCAGAAATTATGAGTCTGTCCGAACGGTATGTCTGGCAGATCATTGCAGAGGGAAAACGCCTTTACCCCGAAGCCTCAGCACTCCGCTGATTAGTTCAGAATTTCCCATATTTAACAAAAGACGTTGTAACTTTTCCATTTAACGATTTTTCTGTTACTTGTGCGGGGTGATGGTTTTGCGAAGAAAACACAGTGTGAGCGCTTTAGAACTCGTTGAGAAGATAGAATCCGGTGAGATAAAGGGCCGGTTCTTAGGCGTTCGGGACAGAATGAATCTTGTCGGTTTTCTAACCCTGGAAGGCTACAACACAGAAGAAATATCAAGACTCCTCAATATGCACAGGGCTACTATCTATCGTGATTTGAAGAGGATAGAAAAAGCACAGGCCACTCTTGTCAAAGAAATAACCATTGAGAAAACCGTAGGTAAACTCCTTTCCTATTCCCAGCGCATCATGACAAAGCTTATACGCAAAGGCGAAGAGGGCGAAGCGTTCAAAATCTTAACAACGACAATCGAAAAACTTCAATCCATGGGCTTGATAAATCAAAAGGCAACGGGCCCAGTAATCCAAAACAATATCAATGTTGACACTGGAAAAACAAAAGACGACTCCGTTGATCTTAGAGAAAGAATGCAAAGCTACGTTGATCGATTCAGCATCAACTAAAGAAACGCCGTTCAACAGCTTTCGATCTTTCTTCTTTGAGATCTTCTCCGTTGCCGTTTACCGGCTCGAAGGGGAATTTATCCCTTCCGATCATTTTATTTACTGGTGTTCATTTCTTCAGGCGTATCCCAAGACGTCCATTAAAAGCGCACGCCATCATATCAAGAGCGCTACGGCGATAGCTTATATCATGTGGATGATCTATCGCTTAAAACTTGGCCTTCTTCGTTATGACGAATGGCTCTACATGGGATATAAAGAAGACCTTGCATCGTATCAGCTCAAGAAAGCGAAAATGTTTATAAAAGAGCTCCCGGAGCATTTCGGCGACTTTACTGACATGACGAAGGCCGAAGGCATACTCAAATATGGATATCAAAACTCGCTCTTTATCTGTGAGCCGTCCGGGGTATTGACATTTAAACGTGGCCGTCACCCGCGCGGTATTATCTGCGACGACATTCTCAAGGATCCGGAAGTAAGACTCGATATCTCACAGCTTCAGAAAATTAACCGGGCCTTTAAAGAAGAGATTATGCCAATGCCGAAAGATGAGCTTCACGTTTTCGGCACTCCGCAAGACCGGGAAGATCTATTCGCTGAGCTTGAAAAAATGCCGTCATTCAAATGCTTATCATGCCCGGCTGTCATTAACCACGAAGAAAAAAAAGTGCTCTGGCCAGAAAAGTTCCCGTATGCAAAGTTAATGGAAATCAAGAGAGACATCACACCGAAAGCCTTCAATAAAGAATATCAGTGTAAGCCGGTACGCGGTGAGGAGGCTTTCTTTAAAGAACCGGAACTGGACAAGGTGATCAAATCCAGGCTTATCAATTACAGCGTCACGCATAGCCTTAAATTAAACGAATTTTGTTTCGGAGGCCACGACATAGGAAAGAAAGCGCATCCTTCGCATTTCGCTGTTTTCGGCGTCTCAAAATCACTGAAGCTTATCCAGATCCACAGCAAATGGATGGACGGCTGGAATTACACAGATCAGATTGGATACCTAGAGCAAGCGATCGACTCTTTCGGAATCCAGTCGATCTATTACGACGACACACGGGCCGAATTTGAAGGATTTCTTGAACAGGGTGATCTACCGGCTGAAATGTCCGGCGTTGTTTTTACTTCAAAGTCAAAATATGCAATGGCTGCAAACTTTGAAAAAATGGTAACTCAGGAAAAGATTTTACTGCTTCCTGAAAAACGACAGAAAAGCCAAATACTAAACGTCGACAATGATCTTAAAGCCGTACAAAGCGCCGAAGGTCACGGGGACAGCTTCTTTTCTATCTGTATGGCCATACTGGCTTATTTTGAAACTCAAGGAATAGGTATATGCGTAATTTAATAGATAAAGTTTTGAGTGTTTTCAAAAGAGATGAAATGGTAATCACGAAAAGCGAATGGTCAAAGCTGTTCGCTATAGCGCAAGAAAGTCAAATGTTCGGCGAAAAGGTGACTGATCCTTACAGGCAAGTTGCCTCTGTTTACAAAGCTATCAAAGCGATCGCCGATAACGTTCCTCAAGCGGAACGCATATTCAAGGACTGGTCATCAGAAGAGGAAGTCTACCCGAAGGATCTTATCAGGTTATTCGACAGGCCGAATCCTCTCATGAACGGTTCTGATTTTATACAAGCAGTTGTCGGGTTTTATGCACTCAAAGGCGAAGCGTTCATCGTGAAGACACTCAGCAACGGCAACATTGCCGGTACGTCAAAGATCCCGGCGGAGCTATGGACATTTAATCCTTCAAAGTTTACGGAGGTTGTCGATCGCAGCACAGGCCGGCTGCAGGGATGGAAATACGGAGGCGGTCGCTTAGGATCAGGACAGCACACGTTTATGCCGGATGAAGTCATCCATATCAAAGATTTTAATCCCGGAAGCGATTACAGAGGTTTAGCCCCTACTATCCCAATTGCAAACGAAATAGACATCGACTGGTATTCGATGGTTTATAACAAAGCTTTTTTTATGAATAACGCAACGCCAGACATGGTTCTTTCGCACGACAAGACTGTTCCGGATAAAATCAAAGAAAGAATACGCGCGGAATGGGAAAAGCTCCACAAAGGGGCCAGTAAAGCTCACAAGATGGCGATACTCGAAGGCGGAGTCAAAGCGCAGATCTTAGGCAGCAGTCATAAAGACATGGATTTTATTGAGCAGAAGAAATATATGCGCGAGGAAACTCTCGGAATATGGCGCGCTCCGAAGGCCCTGTTTAATATCACCGATGATCTCAATTACGCTACGTTCATGGGCCAGATGAAAGTATTCTGGTTATACGGGATCATGCCGGTTCTCAAAAAGATCCAAGAAGCGCTCAACGAAAAAATCGTTATGCCTGTGGATCCTACGATTTACTTTGAGTTCAACACAAAGAACGTTCCGGCCTTCCAGGAAGACTTTTTCCAAAAAGTAGACACAGCAGACAAGCTCATTAAAATGGGCTTCCCACTTAACCAGGTCAACGAAAAGCTCGAACTTGGATTTGATGACGTCCCCTGGGGCGATACGCATTTCGTTCCGTTCTCTTCTATGCCGGCAGAACAAGCACTTGAAGGTGTTAAGCCTGGTGCCGGTGACGATCCTGAACCAGAGCCGGACGAAGATGCTGAAGACGATGACACGAAAAGCATTACCTCTCAGGTAAAGAAAAAAGACCGCACAGCTAATTTCAAATACTGGACGAAGTTCTTGCAGCGACAGGATCCCCTTGAAAAGAAATTCACAGGCGCACTGAAAAGCTATTTCTATGATCAACGCAAGCGGGCCCTGGAAGGACTCAAAGGAAAGTCAATCTCAAATAAAGCGACTTTTGCTGTAAGCCTCGACTGGGACGGAGAAGACGACATCCTTGCAAAGAAAGCAAAGAAACATATTCAAGAAGCGCTTATGACAGGCGTGGAGTTCGCAGAAAGCATACTGGCTTCGAATATCAACGCTGAGATCCTTCAAGCAAAGATCAGCTCATATCTTCAATTAAGAGTAGATCTGATCAAACGCATAAACGAGACAAATAAAAAGTCAATCACGAAACTGCTGCAGGAAAGCCTCAATGACGGATCAACGATCGAAGACGTATCAAATAAGATCCGCAGCGTCTTCAACGCTTCCAGCAATAGAGCCAAAACAATAGCCAGGACAGAAATGTCCGGGGCAATGAACGGCGGACAGCAGCTTTATTACGAAGAGTCAGGCGTCGAACAAAAGATGTGGGTTTCTTCCGGTGATGCAGTTGTCAGGGACACGCACGCAGCGATGAACGGTGAAATCAGAAGAGTCAAACAGTCTTTCTCTAATGGAATGGAATTTCCGGGCGGCGACGGGCCGGCGGAAGAAGTGATCAACTGCCGGTGTGTTCTTTCACCTTATGTTGAATAAAAAAATACGGAGGGCGTTATGCCAGACAAAGTAAAAAAATATGTTGTTTCAAAAGCCGTGATCAAAGCTATCGATGCTGAAAAATTCACTGTTGATGCTGTGATCTCAACGCCAACGATCGACAGAGATAAAGAGATCATCACTGTTGATGCAATAAAGAAAGGCATCAAAGAATATAAAAAACACGCTGTCCTTCTAAGCTCTCATGTTTCTTACGGGGATCTCCGGAAACAGATAGGCGAAGCTGTCAAATTCAAATTCGAAGACGATAAAGTCACCTCCCGCTTTAAGTATTATGTCGGAGAAGGCAATCCAGAGGCAGACTGGGCCTTCAAGCTGGCTGAGAAAGGCATCGCTGCTTATTCTATTGGCTTCTACCCTATTGAGTGGGAAGACGGCGACTTTAACAAAACGGGTATCTGGCGCAAATACACACACATTGAAACGCTCGAAGTTTCTCAGGTACTTATCCCCTCAAACCGTGGAGCTTACCAGGCTAACTCATTCGAAGGCGTCGGGAAAGAGCTCTGCGCTATGGCTGTCAAATCCATGATCGATGACGATTTCAGCAACCAGGACGAATACTTCGAGAAGACATATCACAAAGAGGACCCGGACAATGGCGACACTGACAATGAAAAACTGCCCGATGTTGATACCTACGACAAGAAAGAAGTTAATGACTTTATCGAAAAACTCACAGAAGAAATCAAAGAAATCAAAGAGTATATCAAAGAAAACATAAACCCAGAAATTCAACCCAAACCTCGAAAACAGCACTACTCAGAGTTTATTCTCGGCGGGCAGGATCCGAACGAAGATTTGGAATCCAAAGAGGCCGCGCCTTCTACAGCTCAGATAGTAAAAGGTGTTTTTGAGGAAGATAAACGCGCACACGTAATCAGTAACGCCATTAAGGAGGCATGTCAATGAATCCCGAAGAAATTAAAAGACTGGCTGAGCTTAGAGCAAAATCTGAGCTTAACGCCGAAGAAAAGAAAGAGCTTGACGGGCTCGGATTGAAAGAGACAACTTCTGTCGTAAAAACAGCCGTTCTCGAATCAAAAGAGGAAATGCTGAAAGACGTCAAGGAGGAGGTTGCAACTCTTATTAAAACTGTCGAAGCCCAGGACGAGAAGATCAAAGCGTTCGAAAATGCTCCGGCAACAGCAAAACAGATCCATATCCAGAGGATCGCGT